TCATAAACTTCCTTTCCTTTTCAATTGAGTCTTTTACAAAATCTAAAATCTCTATCTGTTGAGGCCTAGGATCATGATCTAGTTTGATATCTTTCATTAATTCGATTGATTATTTTACTCTATTATACCACAACTATGCTAGTGATTTATGCTTCTACATCATCAATTACGATATTGTTCTCCTTTCTGTATTTCAATTCCTTGATATACAGTGCTCTATGTGGATGATCAGTTGGTACAAAATCAATTGATGCTTTTACCCAATTATCTGACATTTTTGAAAGTGTAGCTTCACGATATTCTCCCTGTCCGTCTTTACCATATCCAGATCTTCCGATCCTTTCTCTGATTTCTTCGAATGAGAGTCCTTCATTTGGATCTACAATTTCAACTTCAGTCCATGCTGCCATATGACATGAATTACCACGTTCCATTGTAACCTCATCAACTTCATAGCATAGAGAATACATTCCATCAACGTGACAGAAATATATAAGCTGCCCACTATTAATTTCTGGAGAAGATATTGGCGTTCGAACCTCACTAGATTCTCCTTTAGATTGAGATATCGCCTTATCCTCATCTTGAATTAGAGAAACCCGAACATATGAGTTTCTAGGTACATCGTATAATTTCATAATCTTAATTTTAGTTAATTTACTAAAATTTTACCCAACGTTATAGATAAATAATAAAAAATAATCTGGATATCATGAAGAAAAATCCTGTAATGAACTACAATACTTTTATGTCAGCGTTTAAATCAGCTGAGGGAAAGTATTCTAAAAAAGCTAATATCGCTAACAAAGATGCTGGCGAAAAGAAAATTGATCAGGAATTAGCTGATGATCAAATTAAAGGTAAAGGAACAGCTCCAATTAGTAAGTACACTAAAGAGCATTTATCTAGAACGAACAAGAAGAATATCGTTAACGAAAAATAATCAGACTTCTGATGAATAAAGCATTTGAAAGCTTCGACGACTTTCACCTATTTGAAAAGAAAGGTGATTTGAAGAAATTAGTCGGCAAGAAAGAGAAAGAAGAATTAACTACTAATGATGCCAAGAAAATTGGTGTTAAAGTGGCTAATATGGACGGGCTTGAAAAGAAAAAGTACGTCGGAATCATTAACTTCTTAGGAGCATCATGTGATATATACAATACATTGTGGTCTAATTATGAGAGAACTAGAGATAATAAAGAGAAAAAGAAGAAAAAGTAACTATTAAAGAATTATAAAAGTGAGATTTGTTATACATTTCTCACTTTTGTCGTATTTAGAGGTTAGTGTGTCTATTTTGGACATAAAGAAATCAAATTCATTGAAACTTTGTTGTCAGATCAAATAAATAATTAAAATAATCTAAATTAAAATGGCTGGATTACCACATTGGGATAACGCACAGGCTGCTAGAAATTATTATGAACCGATTTTTCAGAATCAGTTTGAAGTTATTATCACGCCACCTGCTGCTATTACAGATAACGTTGATCTATTAGTAGAACAAATTATATCAATAAAGGGATTACCTGAGTTCTTTACTTCAGGAAAAACAATACAAAATTATAAATTCGCAAAGCGTGCTTATGCTGATGCTACTCCAAATGATACATTAACTCACTTGGATATTCAGTTTGAAGTCAACCTTAACGAAGATAATAATATGTATGTTTATAATACACTAAGAGGATGGGCAGATTTAATCTACGATCCGCTTACTGGTAGACAGGGATTAAAGAAAGACTACGTTGGAGAAATCGCAGTATTCATCTTTAATAAAGCAGGAGACATTTTTAGAGAATTTAAATTTACACCGGCATTCTTAGAAGAGCCAATCAATCCAATTGACTTAAACTATACTACAAATGATATTTACAAAATAAACGCTAAGTTTGTTTGTGATACATTTAGAGAGACTAGAGTTGGTCAAATTGAAATATAAAAAAATTATAAATTACAATGGAAATTTTTGATGTACATAGAAGAGACGTTTATAATTTTGATGATTATATGGATTTGAAGAAGCCGGGATTCGGTGGACCTAGTTCTGGTAAATTGTTAAAAGACGATAAAGGAAACTATGTGAATAAAGATCGTAAATTAGAAGAGTATCAAAATCGTGTTGAACGACATGATGCTTTCAAAAATCAAGTATTTAATCCAACATACAAAGCTATGGGAGGAGATCTAGTTCATAAGCAAGATAATAAAGGAGAAAATCCTTATGATTATGAGGATCTATACAACAATATGGGTATAGCAACAGTTGAAACTGGAAAGGTTCATACCGATAAGCCTAAATATTTCGCAAATCATACTAACGAAGGATTTTGCACAACTGACTTTGAAAATTTTGTATTTGAATCTGCTGTGCTTGACGACGAAGAGGAAGACGAAGACGGATGTGGATGTGATTCTGACGAATGTGAATGCGAAAAAGATAACTATTAATTGATATGTCAGATGGAAATGAAAACATATCTAAAAACGGTTGGTCAGAATACGGTCGACTTGTTCTAGCAGAACTTCAAAGACTTAATCAGGGTCAAGATGCAATGAAACAGGATCTTGACGCTAAATTTATTGAGCTTAATAATAAGATATCTGCATTCAATACGCTTGAAAAGGATATTGAAGAATTAAAGAGTTGGAAGAAGGATGTTATTGAAATTTGGTCGGCTACTCAAATGCAGCAGGCTAAAGATGAAATTTACAAACAAAAAGGATATTACCAACGATTGATTGGAATTATTGTTGCTGCACAAATAGTATTCACACTGTTTATGGCATTTAAAGATAAAATCTTTTAATTATGACAAATGGACTTAAACGTTTAATCGAACTTAATGATGAGCTATTCGCAGATGGCAATGCATTCCATGATGCAGGTGAGATCACGTATTTAAGTGGTGTTCATGAAATCAAACAACAACTAATTAATGAATTTAAAACTATAGTTAGTGTTCTTCCAATATGTATTCACGAAATAAATACTAGTGGTCAAATAACAATGATGAATCCAGCAGGATTAGAAATGCTTAATGTGACTGATGAATCTCAAATAATTGGAAAAAATTATTTAAGGTATGTTGCAGATTGTGATAGAGATAGAATAGATCAATTATTAGAAAACGCAACACAGGGTGCTTCATCTACATTTACATTCAAATCTCCAAGTGGGCAATATTTTACAAGTTGTTTTATTCCTGTTTTAAAGGGATCAAATGTAGAAAAAATAATAGGATATTCTAACGATATCACTGAATTTAAGAAATGAGTTTAGACAAGATCATAGCATTAACAGATACATTATCTAGAGTTGAGGAAAACTTGAAAGAAGAAATGGCTATTCTAGAATTCGTATTAGATTCTATCACAGATGGATATTGGGATTGGAATATTCAAACAAATTATGAATATTTTAGTAATAAATTCAAATCACAGTTAGGATATAAAAGAATGAAACCTACACCAGAAAGCTGGCAAAATATTTGTAATAAAGAGGATCTAGCAGAAGCATACATCAGAGTAGAAGCCCATTTCAAAGGAGAAACAGAAGAATTTAAACAAATACTAAGACTTAGACACAAAGACGGACATGAAGTTAAAGTTATATGTAGGGGAAAAGTAATAAAATGGGATGCGGATGGAAAACCTTTAAGAATGATAGGAACTCATCAATTAGTTACAAACGAGTAATACTTAGATCTTTAATCCTATCAAGTCCCTCGCTATCAAATTCTTTTGGTTCAATTAGAGTATATTCAAATTGTATAGGATAATATTCATCATTTATAAATTGCATTGCATTATCGATTAATGTAATGGACAGGTTAGAATTTAAATAGATGATATTCTTATACTTTTTATTCTTGATATGAATCGCTTTATCTAATAATTTCTTAATCTCGTAATTTATTAAAAATGACTGCACTTTATTAGGAACGATAAATTTTGAATCAAATTTATCCTTTATAATTTTGTTCACATTTAAAATATAATCTTCCTTTCCTTTCTTGGAATGAATCGCAGTAAAACTTCTAAATTCTCTTATGAAAATTATCTTAAGTGTTCTATCATCTTCAATTTCTTCAGCCATGTTAATAGTTTAATTGTTGCATTTGAATCCCAGCCTCTTTTAGAATCTTAAGACCTGTTATGTCACGATACTCTTCTTTATAGAATATTCGTTTTATACCAGTTTGTATAATGAGCTTAGAGCACTCTGTACATGGAGATAGTGTTACATATAATGTCGCACCTTCTGCGTTACCTGATGCATTCTTTGCAAGTTTAGTTATTGCATTTGCTTCTGCGTGGAGAACGTACCAATTTGTATTTCCATCCATATCCTCACAGTCATTATTAAATCCACTAGGAGTTCCATTATATCCATCAGATATAATCATTTGATCTTTTATAATCAATGCTCCTACTTTCTTGCGATTACAGCATGAATTAGTAGACCATTCACTAGCCATTTTCAAGTAGGATAAGTGCTTATTGTGTTCTTTCGCGTTCATTTCTTTTTAGTCATTGATGATATGAATGTCTCAATCTTAGACTTCGCATCAGGTTCGTTATTAGTTTTTGTTTTTCTACCAGTTGGTAATATACATGCAGAGACAATTATCATTCCAAACCATTGTATATACGTAACTTCTGTTTTAAACAGATCGATTAGCACATAGTTATATATTAATGTGCATATTAGAGCCAATGCTCCTTGAGCCATTGCCCACGATATTGAACTATACAGTAATTTCATCTCTTATATTATTTTGAATCCATGAATATATACCATCATTAGATACTAACATTGGATCCTTATGGTATTTTTCAAGTAAAGTAAGTGTATTAGTTGGATTCCCATTGATATTAATTAAATTCTCATCTAATGTTGGAAATTGAACCGGCTTCCATTCTTTACTAATCATATCTTTTACAAGGTCAAAGTGTCTTTCATATATATGATATGAATCGACAATGTGAGTGTATGAACCTAATGTAAGTTCAGGATATGTAACTTGTAAATGCTTAAGAGCTTGTTGTTGAAGAACTGTAAAAAACGCAATATCAGTTGCAGTCCCAAGAATAGCATCATTACTTCTCATGTTAATTGTTAGAAACAATTTATTATTTCTAATGTGAAATATTCCATACATTGTACATACGAAATCTTTATTACTATGATACTGATGCTCTGGCAGATTAAAGTGCATAATTGCCTGTCTAGAATCTTTATCATGCTTTAAGCAATCGATTGCCCACTGATATTGTGTAGATCCATATCTATTCTTACTCTTAAATAGTAAGTTTCCATATGATGAGTTTACAGTTCCATCTTCATTCTGAATCATTTTCCAAAATGCTGCATATTCGCTTATGAACTCTACATCATTTCTTCCTAGGAAATACCAAAGCAACTCAGCGGCTACATATTTATTTTGAGATCCTCTTCTCTCATTATCATATAGTGAAAGTAGTGGATTCTTAATTTCTAGTGAAACTTGAAGATTCTCTTTTATCTTCATTCCACGCGGCTGAGTTTCAAATTGTGGGTTTAAGTATAAGTCATTTAAACTTTGTGAATATACTTCCGCAAAGCTATCTCCTGAATAAATTCTCATATATACGAGTTTGTTATTTTATACATTATTTGATAAGGCTGGTTCTTTAATATTAGACACAATATTTATCTCAGAAAAGTGATTTGGCATAGTAACTTCGATTCGTTGATCGAAGAACTCTTCTGGTAAAGATTCGTGTGATACAACGAAGATCGTCATGTTGTACTTATCTGCATATTCTCGCAATATTTCTATTGCCATATATACATTCTTAGTATCAAGTCCGCTGAATATTTCATCAAGGAACATTACATTCATATTATTGTGTTTCAACTTAATTAATTCAATAAATGATAATAGAACAATTAAATTCATTTTCTTTCTTTGACCGGTTGATAAACTCTCAGGCGATATATCCATTCCTAAATATCTAATGATTGGATTGAATTCATTATCGAATTCAAAATTGAATTTGAATTCTAACCTATTTGATATATCATTTATTCGATTGTTTAGTAATGGGATAACGCGATCTATCAAAACCTTTTTAATTCCATTATCTGATAATATTTCATCTAGCATTCCGAATAATTCTAGATTATCTTTATATTCCTTTGAATCTTCTTCTGACTTACTAATGTCAGTTTTTATTGCGTTTATGATATTGTTAATAGATTCTTCTTGACCATCCGGTTTTTTACTGGATGCAGCCTTTTGAATTTCTGCTTGAAGACTTTTTATACTTGCATTTATTTCATAGAATGCATCTTTCTCCACATCCTGATCTTTTGTAAATTCGGTTATTAATTCTTTTACTTTCGTTTGATTTCTTCCGATCTTTTCTAGAAGTTCATTTTCTGACTGTTTTTGTTCAATTATTGAATTCTTTATTTGCAATGCACTGTCTCCAGTAAGATCACTTAAACAGTGTGGACATTGATTATTCTCAAATAATTTAAGCTTTCTATTAAAATCCGATATCTTAGCGTTACTATCTGCTGCCCTTTGAGCAAATTCAGTAGCTTTTAATTTGATTCCATCAATCTTATTTTTAATCTCTGTGTATTTAGCTTGGCGTTCTGCTAATGTAATCTTCTTAGTTGATATTTCTTCATTTATCTCCTTAG